GTGCTGGAATCATCAATAAGAAGGGAACCAAGTACGTTTTGAATAAGGGCGGTGCATGGTCGCTCAACAGACAAACCCAACAAGATTTAGCCACTGATCCAAATGCACAAGAAAATCTAAAACAAAATTTAGATTATTTAGAGAACCTGAAAAAAGCGTTGGTGGAAATGAATATACCTGAAATTACTCTTAACGTAGTTCCTATGCTGGATAATGAGATAGAAAGGGCACACAGCGTAAGGGATAGCGAGGTAACTGGTGTCTTCAATCCCGCTTTAAGAAAGATTATGTTGGACGTAGTTTCCGCAGTACGGTCTGCCAAAAACAAGACTGGTGAGGCAGACGTTACTTGGGGTGCTGTATATGAAGAACTACTAAAAACCCTAGCCCATGAATCTTGGCACGGTGCTGTGGATATGGATTTGTTTAGTCCCAGTGAGAAGAAGAATTTCCTAGACTCCATTAAAACCAAAAAAATATCCCGTTCTCTAGTCAATGAAATATTCGGTGGGGATAAAACAATGTTTATGAAATTAAGGGACAGGTTAGGTCGTGCCCCGACTTACATGGATGTTGCCGAAATTGTTTATGCTGGCACCACTCCAGAGAACATACAAGAAGAAGCATCAGCCATGCTCATAGAGGATATACATGAAGGTAAAAGCAAGGTGGTAGGTCAACCCCGTGCTTTGGCAAATCGTTTTACCAAGTTCCTTGAAAGTATTTATCGTGGCTTTGATGAAGCTGGATTCCAGACTACAGAAGACATTTACGACAAGCTTATCTCAGGAGAGATAGGGGCACGAACACGAACTGATGTTACGAAAGAAGAGGTAACAGTAGAGAGTTATGATGAATTCGGCAGACCCCAAGAGACGTATCAGATATCTCGTCCAGCGAGTAGAACTACTGTTGAAATGGAAAGGCATTACCAACAGACATATTATTCAATGTTATCTGCTGCTACAGGGCAGTCAGTGGATACAGACGACACTTTCTCGGAAGAAGCTGATGTTACAACTCCCATTCCTACCCGTCCTTTATCAGATATTCCTAATCTAAAATTTAAACTAAGTGAAGAGCAGAGACGACCTACTTCGCTAACTTCCGAGTTCACACTTTCTGCCCGTTCTGGTGAGTACGGCAATAATCTCGCCCACATTCCTCAAGTTATTTTTGAGAAAGGCATTATTGGCGATCCTAATATGACTAGAAGATTTGGTAGGGAAGTACAGAATAAGGAAGTAGGGGCAACTCAAAGTCAACTCTATCAGTACACTCAAGAAAATCTTGCCGAGAAAGGCTTCCCAGAACACCCCACTCTCTTTAGAGTTTATGGAGTAGGAGATGTGGACAGAAGCATCTCCACTAACGTAGTTACCAATAACAGGTCAGAAGCGGAAATGATGGCGAATGGCTTTGTCAATCCTCCTTTTGAAATCAAGGGCGACAGGTCGAAGATAACTGCATATACGATTGATCGTCCCTCTGTAGTTTTAAATAATGCCATTCTCTTTGACGGAAGGATTCCAGCTTGGGCACAAGCCGCTTATGAGGGTACTGAATATTTGCACGTTGGTTCAAGCAGATTGATCACAGCACCCAGTCAAGAAATAGAATACGAATCCAAAGAACCTCCGACTACTCCAGATAAAAGAATATTTACTACGGGAACGGGTAAAGTTATTCCTGTCCCTCCACGCAAACCTTTCCCAATAATGAAGTACAAGCTATCTGGTCTGACGGGAGACTTATTTGATATGGCTGATGCCTATGATCCCGATAAAGCAGCATGGGCAATAGGAACTCCTTTTGGTTCTGAACTTTATAGTGATGTATTCAATGTATTAAACAAAAGTCCTAACCGTTTAGAGCAATCATTGGATAATCTTAGGAACTCGACTAATAATCCAGAATTAACTGAGGCTCAAGTAGATAAAGCAGCACAGGAAATAATAGATATTACACAAGTATCTCTTGATGCTTTCCCGCAACAGATCAGGGTTTACCGAGGGGGTATTCAGGGTGGTGCAGTAATTGAGTCAGATGAAGTGGTGCCTGTCACATTGAGTCCTGAAGTAGCCAAAGCATTTGCATATATGAGAAAAGATGAAGTGGGCAGGTTTAGCTTGCAATCTTGGCTAATAGACAAGAGCGAAGTCTTGGTCAATATAGACGCATTTCAGCCTTTAGGTTATTGGGAAAATGAATTATTAGTAGATGCAGACGGTTTAAGGATTGCTAAAGAAACGGCTGAAGCACAAGGCAGTTTAGATTATGTAGATTACACGGCTCCAGAAACACTCGATAGAGTCAAAGATATAGTTACCCGATTTATGGGTATGACTCAAGTATCTCTTGATGCTTCCCCGCAACAGCTCAAAGCACAACAGAAAATATTTGCAGAAGAGTTTGGTCTACCTACTGTGACTGCGACAGAAGAACAAGTTAATAAAACATTAGCTGATTTTAGTTTCCCATTTAATTTCTTTCCAGAAGCATCTGCCAGTGAAACCTTATTGCGTGAAATAGGAGAACCCGCCATAAAGAATGCCCCCACATACGCAGAGAGAGAAAGAACAGTACCAAGAAATACTTACCGCTTCCCTTACGGAGAGAACTTTGCTGAATACATGGCACAACCCGAAGAGAAAAGAAGGGGTAAATGGATTACTGACAGGTTAAAACAATATCCAACTCCTGCTCACATGATAGGGCAGAAGGTTAAATATAAGTTAGCCTACCCTACTACTGATCAGGAATTTATTGAGAGTAAAAGAAATTTATTAGAGTTATTGGAATCAGGAACCCCTGTTAATGATCTCATGGAACATCCCGCTATAGTAGAGGGAGAAAGACGCATGATGGAAATTCCCGAAACTATTGATAAATACCTACAAAGGTATGGAGAAAATTGGGCACTTAATCCTTCTTACCTAAACAACCGGGAATTTGTTATTGACGGTAAGAAAGTTAAAGGAGTGAAGAATGTTATTGATGCCACTATAAAGAAAGCAGAAAGCTATGCAGACGGCAGAGTGGGTAATAATAAAATCGCTTGGTACTTTCTAGGACCTCCTGCTGCGGGTAAATCATATTTTGCTGAGAGCGTAGCAAGAGAGAATAATTTAGCTATTATTGATAATGATGATGTTAAACGCTTTATTCCAGAATACGGAGATGGTATAGGGGCAAATGCGGTTCATAGAGAAGCTTCTGTATTATCTAGGCTTGCCACACAAGAAATGGTCAGAAGGAATAAAGATATACTTATTCCAAAAGTGGGTGGGATTGGTAAAAGAGCACAAGTTTTAGATGATGTGCGTAATCTAAAAGAATTAGGCTATACAGTTAATATTGCACTTGTAGAGGTTACTGAACCTTTAGTTCAAGCTAGATCATCTTTAAGATTTACTCAAACAGGTAGATTAGTTCCTCCTTCTTACATAGCCAGTGTAGGAAATACTCCTACTGACACTTATCATAGGGTAAAATATATAACACATGACGGATTTGCATGGATAGACAATAATGGCAAACAAAGACAAGAAATCGTTAGAGAGGACACAGGTATCCTACCCGCTTCTATCGGTAGAGAACGAGGAACTCTGGGAGAAAGAATCAGAGAGACTAGCGACTCTCCTATTCAAGAAGTTGTATCAGAAGCCTTCTCAGAAACAAGAGCAGTAAGTATAGAAGAAGCCATCGAGGGTGCCAAGGGCATCAACGAAAGGCTTGTCTCTGCGGGGTACACCGCTAAATTCAACCTTAACGCTTCGGCAGATGCAATCCATATTGCCTATACGCAGGAGCTAACCAAAGATACTGTAGTAGAAGTACCGAATGCCCTCCGTAAGAAGTATTCTCTTAAGGGTGGCAAGAAATTAGATGAAGTTGCCGAGAGGCTTATCAGTAGGCTTACCATTAGGGACGAGCTTGCTGAAGATATTACGATAGGGGAAAGTATTTTAAAAGCTACGGAGTTTTTTACTATAGAAAACCTTCGTGAACAACTGGTGGATCAGTATGCCACATTTGCTACCAGTGAAGCCGTAGCACAAAGAGCAAGAGGTTTTGGTGAGGAACAGCTACTGGCAAGTACCTCTGCTATATCTGCTTTAATGTTTTCAGATAGATCAGGAGAGATTTGGAAAGGTGCTTTCATGGAAGGCACCGTAGTTTATGATAAGGGTTATGTTCATGTAGCAAAGTTATCCCCTATGGACGGCAAACCTGTGATACCCCCTATGGAATTCATGCGTCCTTTATTCAGAAATCCAAATAATTTATGGCTTTGGAATGCTATTAGAGTGGTAAAACGTGAAACTCGATTTGATCAGGAAGGAAGAAAGATCAGAATTACTGCACAAGACAAGAAAGATGCGAAAAAGATTTTAAAGGAAAATCCTTGGTTAAATGATGTTTCGAAAGCTTACGACAGGTGGGACAAGCACATTGTTAAATTCTTGGTGGATACGCAGGTACTGGATGAAACAACCGCTAAACAGTGGACAGCTAATGCAGATTATTTCCCCTTCTATCGTGTACTCGCTATTGACGAAGGAGATGATGTCAGGACGAGGGGACCTCAACTCTTTCGAGGTATGCACCCATTCGGTAAGAATATATTTATCAAAGCCAAGGGTAGTGAAACCAAGAAAACCCTCGATCCAATAACGGCTATCTCCCAGAATCTAAGGGCAGCTATTGTCTTGGGAATGAAGAATGTAGCAGCTAACCGAGTTATGAGGAACATGATTGATGCGGGACAGGCAGAGCAGGTTCCGTTAAGTTCCAAGGATTCAAGGGTAGTAAAGACCAGAGTGGGTGGAAAGAACAAAGCCTTTAGGGTATTGGACAGACCTTTGTTTGAAGCCTTCCAGAATTTTGCTGACGGTCAAATGCCTATGGGTGGATTTTTAAGTGCGGCAGCTTTTCCCAAGCGGGTTGTCAGTGAATCCATTACCAGAGTTCCCGTGTTCTGGGCAAAACAAGTAATGAGAGACGGATTAACTGCGGGATCACTGTTGGGTACGGGTGTCCTGTCAACGGTTTTCCGCTCTATGGGTAATGCAGTGCAATTAGCTAATGGTAAATTATTGGCACAGGTTCCCGGAGTGACTGAAGAAATGACGTTACCAGAAGGGTATTTTAAATTAAGAAATGCTGGGGTTGTTACCCGTTATGATCAGGTAATTGCTGATTACGAAGATGCCGACAAGGTAGTTAAAGAGGCTTATCGTCAATCGGGAATACGAAACCTTGCATCGGTGGAAGGCATAAAAGGATTACCTTTCGATATTCTTATGGGTGTATGGGATTTATTAGGACAGGGTACTATTATTACGGATACCTCGACTCGCTTAGTGGTATATAACGAAATTTTAAAGGAAACTGGGGACGAAGCTGAAGCTATTTTCCAAGCTATGGAAATACTTAACTTTACCCGTAGGGGTAAGAATCGTCTGGTTCAGATTTTATCTACGCTGTTACCCTTCCAGAACCCAAGGTGGCAAGGGATGGATGTTTTTGCCCGTGCTTATACAGGTACTTACGGTAAGAAAGCTAAAGGGGGTAAACCCCTTACCAAGCGAGAAAGACAAACGGCAGTTTGGTTCCGAACCGCTATGTTTATGTCACTTACCCCATTGTATTACATGGCAGTCAAGGATTCTGATGAATATAAGGAGATGTCGGAGGAAGAAAGGGAACTGTATTGGATCATACCCGGTTTTAAGAAGTGGCTTGGATTCACACCGAGAATACCCAAACCGTTTGAGTTGGGACTTATGTTTGGAACTTTACCAGAAATGCTTTTACGTTTAATGGATGAAAGAGAAACGTGGCGGGATGTACGGGAAGCCATGTGGCGACAAGCCACAGGCACATTGAAATTGGCACCTTGGGAAATACAAGCGACTAAACCTGTAGTAGAAGTAGCCTTTAATTATGATTTCTTCACAGGACAACCTGTCGTTTCAGAAAGACCTTCTGCTCCTACTGATCCTAAATTACAACGCAGGGCAACTACTCCGAATGCCTATGTGGAGGTAGGAGAAGCTTTGAATATGTCTCCCTTGCAGGTGCAAAAGATATGGGAGGGATATACGGGACCTTACGGTGCTTATATAGCTATGGTAGCTGACGGTCTGATAACCAATTATGTTAATCCAGATGCTCCGACCAAGCCTTCTACGGGGTGGGAGAAGTCATTATTCATTGGTGGTCTGGTTCATCCCGCAGAGTCGAGTGGCTTGGTTAATGAGTTCTATAAATTGCAAGACCTAACGGATGAATTTCTAGCTAATTCAAAGGCATTGGAAGATTTAATAGAGGTAGGAGACAAGAGAGCCTATCACTATGACGACATATATCAGCTTCAATATGTGGATACAGTAAAAGACCTTAAAAAAGAATTGAATCAAATAGCTTCTCTCGACAAGGGCGAAAATCTTGCAGAGATTAGAGAACTGCAACAACTGATCATCAATGATAACGACAGGACTCCAGAGGAGAAAAGGGAAATAATCCTCGAAATCAAAAACCTGCGTAATGAATTACTCCGTGAGGCACGAACACTTAGGGTAGCTTTAGAGAAAGGTATGTTTGATCAGATAGAAGAATTCGTAGAAGAAAGAGAACGAGACAGAAACAGATAAACATTGAACGTTCAATATTTAACGTCCTTGTCCTCTGCTTCTTCTATAACTTCTTTGATTTCACTTAACCACCTATACAACTTGTTGTGGTTTTCCTCACTCAAACCTCTTGTAGGATTTATATAAAATTCCCTTACTGCCCTTTCGCTACAACCAGTGTATTTAGTTATCGAGACATAAGTAAATCCATACTCTTCTATAAGCATCCTAATATCCTGTCGCATCTGAATAGCTTGGATTTCTGGTATGTCTCTAAGATTCATCGCCCTTGTCCTCTGTAACGCAGAGACTTACCCCTCATTCTGCGTGTGTGCTTGTTCATAGTTGAAGTAGCTATGTTCCGTGTGCGAGATTGACGAGTCTTTTTAGGAGACTTGTGTTCGTTCATCTTGGTTGGTTGTCTAAATGCTCTCATTGTTTTCTCTATCAGCACATTCCAACGCCATATCGGTTGCTTCCGCAACCGCCCGCAAAATTACGGCCATTACTTGCGCAGTTTGTTCGTGACTTTTAGCGAAGGACAAATGCACTAATGCCAGGTTATAAAACAAGTCATGGGTTGCTTCCCACGGGTTGAAATCTTTACTCTCACTCTCTTTCTCTTTTAATTCTATGTAAAAATCCATGGCTCTAAATATCGCCCTTTCTCCCGCCGAGTATTTAGGATTGTCACTCATTTTAATAGACACTACTTTTTTTTCTTTGCTCATATTATATTTGTCCAGTCTTGATTGTTACGCCACTGGCGGATCAGGTCCTTATCCACGCGCGTGTTCTGTTTGATTAAAGCCTTCGAGCATTCCTCAATGGCTTTTTCCTTGCCGTATTTGGCTTCGATGTCGGGATCGTAAGTCACGTCCACATCGTATAGCATCAGTTTAATTTGTCCCATGGTCGTTCCCCTTTTTATCTAATTCCAGCTCTAAATGCAACGAAGTATTGGCAGCATGTTCGTAAGCCTGGCGTACTTTGGGTGGCATTTCCTGGTCTTGGTAAGTTTTTTCCAGGGATTGAGTAACGCGGTTGATGGCGAGCGTGGCCAAGCGTTTGGTGTTGTCGTTCGATTTCATAATTCTCCTGTTAATAAAGTGAGGCATTTTGTTTATTAGGAAGATGCCCCGAACTCCCCGACCGGAGACTGTTACCTAAAAAGGCATATCCGAATCATCCGCTCCTTCGTCAGCTGCGGTGTCTGCCGCTGCCTCTTTAGGAGCTGAATCCTGTTGCAGTGGTCGAAAATTGGCAATGGTGTTGGAATCGGGATAATCTGCATCATCACTCTTCTTGATCTTCACCGTGGCCGTGAACGGCACTTGCATTTGATCGGCAATACTTTCGCCGTTCAACGGATCGTTGCCGTCCGCACCCGTGGCGATACGCCACTGCTTGAGTCTCGACAAAGCCACCTGGTTATTGAGTACAAAATACTCAAAGATCAAACGGTTTTGGTACTCGGGTCCCAAAATTTTGAAAGCCACCTTCAGCATCTTATTGCCTTGTGCGGAGTCGCGTTGTTCCCAGGTATCAGCTTGGGCTTCGTAAATGCCCTCGGGGAAGGCTTCAAACTCACCACCCTGAACTTCAACTCCTTCCAGTTCTACATTAAAATCATCACTCATCTTTAGTCTCCTTTATATTAAGTGCTTCTTTATACGCGTTATAAAACGCATCCCATTCGAGCGGCAGTTTCTTTGGTAAGGCTACCCGTGACTTCGCGTCATAGGCAGCACTGAACTGTGTAAACAGCGCTCTTTTTCCGTAACTCACCGCCCTGGCTTTCTCATTAAAGCCTTTGCCCGCTGAAGTCGTAGAGACTTCGTAGTTGGCAAAGAAATTAAAATCCACCCAGTTGCGAATGAGATTAGAAATCTTTTTGTGTGTGGTCAATTCCCAGCGGTCGTAAGGTTCGCGCTCGGGATCTGCATAAATTCTGATGGCCGCGTGTGACACTAAGATAATGTTCATCTTTTTAACTTGTTGCAGTCGATCCAACAGACGCAACAGCTTACGGCATCTCTCTTCCGATTCCGTAAAGCCTTTACCGAATCCCAAGGCTTCAATGCCTTCCACGTTCTTGTCTTCACAGACGGCATCGTGGATGAGACTTTCCAGGAAATCGGTAGAGTCCAGCACCACTGTCTTATAAGGATGCTTCTCCTTGCCGAGCAGTGTGACTTTATCCATCACGTCCTGATACGTCGGGGACAATTCAAAGTGGGGTACGTCGATGTACTTCAAACCTTCTTCGGTGGTAACGAACACCGGCTTGGGAGCTTGGGCTGCCCAGGTACTCTTGCCGATGCCATTGGGACCGTAGATGTTTACCTTGACGGGTACCATACTTACCCCTTGTGTTATACCTTCTAATGTCATGCTATCCCTCTTTTGGCTCGTTGGTAAATTGCTCTGCCACAGTTAGTATCTAGGATGCGAGTGACGTTCCTATTCATCTGTGTTATGTCTCGGTAAGCTACATCTTTAACATCGATACCCGTAGCTTTAAGAACCTGTCTTATTTTTTTGGCTTTCATTTCTTTCCCCCGTAAGTGCCGATGGCGTAATTGAGATACCACACGGCTTTTTTTAGATCTTCCACTTTGCCCTTGTCCGGCGCACGCCAGATGTACTGCAAGGCACTGGCACGACAGAAGGCACGAATGCCGTTCTGACCGAGCATGGCTTCAATCGCCTGGATGCTTTCAATCTCTCCTTGAGTGTAGTGTCTTGGTTGGTTTACGGAATCATGAACGTCCTCTAAGGTTTTGTTTTCATTCATGACGCCAGTTTTAATTAATTCTTTTAATGTGTTCATGACGTTACCTTCGGTGTCACGACGCGTATGTAGGGTTTCTCGTCTATCTTTGTTCTTAAAGCGTCGGTTAAAGTGTTGTAGTGGTCGGGCCAATCGCGTCTTATATTTTTCATCAGCAGCGTATCAACAATCCATTCCCGTTTGAAAGGCCACAGCGCTTCGTTGATGCCTGCCGTGTCAAAGATTTGTTGCAGCACAGTTTGGTCCCAGGTTTCTTTACGACCCAGCTTAACGATAAAATGTTCAGTGGTTTTGGAGCCACCGCTTTGCTTTAAAATTTGGATGGTCTGAGCTAGGTCCGGATGCGCAGCGATGCGTTCGGACAGGACCTGAGTTTGTTTAGTGAGTTCCCGTTTTTTCTCGTCGAGCCTTTCTTTCTGGACTCTCAGTTGAGCCAAAGAAAGCGTAGAAGTGCTTGAAGGTTCGGTCATTTTTTTCTCCTGTTTAATAATGCAGTGATAAGTTTATAACGAAAAGGCTTTGCAAGTCAACTATCTTTTTGTTACTATCCCTACTAACAAATTTAAACACAGGAAAACAATCATGACACTAACTGAATACGTAGCAAAAATGGGACCGAAAAAAGTGGCTCACATGTTGGATCTGTCCCCCGGAACCGTCAATGCGTGGCGCTGGAATGTACGTCAGCCAAGTGTAGAGAAAGCCATCGAATTGATGATAAAAACCGACGGGCTGTTGACGTGGGAGGACATCTTTCACGACGCCCGACGCAAAGTTGAGGAAAAACTTGAACTAGAACAATCGATCGCGTAGTCCTAACTGGAGAATGGAGTGGCGCTGAAATTAAATGCCAATCAGACGTGGGAGCAACTTGCTAAAGAGACTAAAGATGAAATGCTGGAGAGCTTCTGGGAACACGGTTTACACCTGATTCCATGCGGTTCTAAGCAGGATTTTATCCCCGAATACTTCCGTAGCAAACACCCGTTTGAAACCGAAGAGGAAGTCAAGATGCGCTGGTCGAAGACCCCGCGCGTTAAATGGTCTGATTATCAGCGTCGTCAACCCACCGAAGAGGAGCTGACCAACTGGTTAAAGATATATCCGGGCGCTAACTGGGCGGCGTTGACGGGCATTAACTTCGTGGTTCTGGACGCCGACTCACAGGAAGCTGTTGATTTCATTGAAGAAGGTAACACCACCCGTACTACCCTCAAACAATCCACTCCGCGTGGTGGTTTCCACTATTTTTATTCCATCAACACCAACCTCGAAGTACGTAACAGTGCTGGACACAATAAGTTAGACGTGCGTGGGACCGGCGGGTACGTTATGGTGTGTCCTTCCGAACATTACTTCTTCCACACCCCCGACACTTTGCCGATTGAATCGCTCGACGAACTGCCGTCGCTGACCCAACAAGATCTCGACGCCATTCATACTTTTAATAATAAAGGCAAGGTCGAATCCATCGTCAAACAACCACTGACCACCAAGGGCGTCGATTCGGGAACGCGCAACGCTACCCTGTCACGCCTGGTCGGACGTTGGATTCGTGAAGGCTGGGGACAACGCGAACTCTTAATCAAGGCACACGACTGGAATCAGAGTAATCAACCGCCAATGGCCATGGTCGAAGTCGCCACCACCGTGCAGTCGATCATCAACGGCCACATGAAACGTCACCCCGAAGACCTCGACGGCGGGGTTATCCGCTGGAACACGAGTACCTGGGAAGTGCAGCTCGGTGACGAACTGAAAGAAATACTGGAACAGGAAGATCCCATCCTCGATACCTCCGTCCCCGAGCCAGAGGGCGGACCGCTCGCTTTAAAATCCTACGCGGATAACGAGTGGCAGGAGATGGACTCTGACGGCATCGAACAGTATTGGGGCGACGCCTTTATATTTGAACGTGCGCGTGTGCTGCTCATCGGCAAACCCAAGATCGGCAAGTCGCATTGGCTCGGCGCCTTTGCGGTAGCGGCAGCGACGGGGACCGAATTCATGGGGACAGCCTTCTCGAGACCGATGAAGGTGGTGTGGCTACAGGCCGAGATTATCCAGGAGTTCCTCAAGAACCGAATCGATTTATATTTCCAGCAGTTTCTCGGCGACCCCGAGTTGCTGGCACTGGGTCAGTCCAACCTGATTCCGTCGGGACGCCTACGCAAAAACTTCATGCGCGACCAGGACATCGACATGATTAGCGAGGAGATTGCCTTTCATAAGCCCGATATAGTCATGCTCGACCCCTTCATCAACTTCTTTGACGGCGAGGAGAACAACAACGCCGACATTCATAAGGTCTTGGATCGCGTGGACAAGCTGATCGACCTACACAACATCGCCTTCATCATCGCTCATCACACTGGCAAAGAACGCGCCGACGACATGTCCTTCATGTCTGCCCGTGGTGGTTCGGTGTTCGCCGGTTGGTTTGACTCGGGCATTAAACTGCTGGGCGACAAGCCCAACGTCACTATGTTCTACGAAGCGCGTAACGCACGTGAACCCGAGAGTCACGCGGCGGCGTTTGACTACGGCAAGGGCAAGTGGACGCGCGTGGAGTTTGAACAGGGACCCGACGAGATTGAAATAGCGAGCGTCGTGGCAAAGCAAATGGACATCACTAAATTCTACACGCGTGCCGACATGGAATTCGTGGCGCGCCAGGCTTTGAAGAAAGCAAAGATGGCTAGTGGTGAGAGAGCAGCACGTTACGCAGTCAGCTACGTGCAGAAGTATTTGGGCGATCGTGTGCGAACGCATGTGGTTCCAGGCAAACAAACGTGGCATTATCTGGCTAAGAATGAAGGCAAGAAACCGTGGGAAACCGATGACTAAACGCAAACCCACTACACCGCAACAGGTCGAAGATTTTGTACCCGACTACGATTATGTGGTTGAATTACTTAAACAAAGGGAGAAAAAAGATGACGGAATACAATGAACAGGTGGAAAAGGCACGGGAGCGACTGGCACGGGAACGGCGCTGGCGTGAATTCAAATACATCCACGCTAACAACGGCGTAGTGGAGACGAAGCTACGCGACGGCACGAGCATCCGCGAGGACACGGCGAGCGGCAAGGTCGAGGTCGAACTCGGCAAGCTGTCCTACGGCGAAGTCATGAAGGTATGGAAGGGTGGCTAGACTGAGGGTACTGGATTTATTCTCCGGCATCGGCGGCTTCAGCCTCGGGCTGGAGGCGACGGGTGGTTTCGAGGTGGTAGCCCACTGCGAAATTGAACCCTTCTGCCAGGAAATCCTGCACCGTTACTGGCCGCAGGTAAAATTATACAAAGACATTAAGGAGCTTAACTATGGACAATTGGAAACAGACGGACTTATTTCAAAACAAGGGGACATCGACCTCATCTGCGGAGGCTACCCGTGTCAGCCGTTTTCCGTCGCCGGACGTAAAGGCGGCGAAGAAGATCCGCGACACCTGTGGCCGGAATACTTTAGACTCATTAGAGAACTACGTCCACGTTACGCCGTTGGAGAAAACGTGGGTGGACATATTCGACTCGGTTTGGATTCCGTCCTCGAGGATCTGGACAGCGAGAACTACACCGCGCGGTGCTTTAGTGTTGAAGCTGCGTGTATCGGCGCCCCGCACCGGCGCGAAAGAATCTTCTGGATCGCCGAAAGAGACGCAAGAGACGGGGATACCCGAGATGTGGCTGAGTCCAAACGCGATGGATGCATTAGAAGCGAGAAGTCCAGAAGCTCTAAAGAAACAATACGACAAAAACAGGAAGGGGAGGAAAACACATTCAACTCTAAGAGAGCAAGTAGTTTATCCACAACCGAGCCGCATGTGGCTCACACCGAGAGCTTCGAGCGGCGGTCCAGGCAAAAATCCGGACAATCCAAGAGGAATGCATCAGGGAAATGCACTGGAAACGGCAGTTCACATGTACCCGACTCCCCAGAAAATGTGGAGTACACCGACAGCTTTCGATGCGAACAATATAATGAAACCGAGAAAGAAACATCCGGGAGGAGGTCAGAAACCTCCCTTGGGACAACAGGTTCACATGTGGCCGACCCCGAGAGTGAGTTCAGCGAACGGTCCGAGCC